CAGTCACCCTCGAACGTAGTCGTAACTACCCCCCCCCTCTCTGTGCTCTCGTCTTCTATTCTTATAAATACATATATATAAATTTCACCATACATGGGGGAGAGACACAGGGTGGGTAGACGGGAGTGAGGGAAGGTTATTTGGTGACACACACACCCCCCCCCCCTCCGATACTACCTTGGAGACCGACCCACCGGCCTAGTCTCCCGACTGACTTCTATTCTACGCTGCGGCGGGCCTGCGTCCATTAAGCTAGTTAACGAGTGTTTAGCCCGCGGCACGGTGCCACAAACGGGCCAAGATAGGAGAATGACGTGTCACGTCTCAGCGATGTGTGTAGACTCGACTCCATTCGTCTCTGGGCGATGTTCGAACCGGCGGCTTGTTTCGTCTCTGTTTACTACCGGGACCTAAACTAATCCTGGGACGCAGGACACATCCCGGGACTTCACCGTGCAAGTCACGACCTCTTATCGCTGTGTAGACTCGGGCCGTAGGCACCACTCATCACATCTAGACGAGTCTGGGCGCTGTGTCTAGACTCCGCCCGGGTGGTGACCCTGTGCGCTGTGTCGACTGGGGGGGTAGGGGGGGACGCAGGGATGGGCGAAGGACAGGCAAAGCCGGAATGGGACAAGGGCCGAAAAAACCCACCCCCGGCACGGTGGCCAAGGGCGGGTGGTTTTTGCACGTTAATGACTCATGTCCCGTAGGTCTAGGAAGCCTAAACCCTGCGTTTGCTCGTCAGCATCGTTTGTCATAGCACCCAGAAAGGGCGTGCACCCTAATGGATGCACACCCGATTCTTGGTTAGTTGTTTTGCGGCCAACCGTTCTCACAAGCCAACTCAAAGCTGGCGTATAACGGTTTCAGTATTGCAAACTCAATCAACTGAACTAAATCAGCCAAAAGGTTTGCAAATAATGTAGTTTCCTCATCGCAATCGGCAAGATAACCCTTGTCGTATAACGTGAGCCAGAGCAACAATTGCATGTTTTTCATAGCACGGGAAAAGGGAGGGTACCCTGAAGGATACCCACCCGATGCTTATATTTGAAAGTCTACGTCGTCACCAATTTTCCAGACTTGGCGAAAAATTTTTGGTAGCCAATCAAAATATAATTCAAAAACCAAATCAAATTCATCGTCATAAGCAAACTGTTTAATTGCCCTAGATAGCGGAATTGCAGCTTCACGTATTGCGTTTATTTTTTGTTGTTTTGTCATAGCACCACAAAAGGGAGGGGAAGCTTGTGCCTCCCCACCCTATTCTAGGTTAGTCGTTAAACAATATCGGCTTTTTTCTGCTGTGCAATCCAGAGCCGTTTCTGCCGCATGAACTCTTGGATATCTTCTAGTTCATGCCCGTTAAGCGCAATGCCATACTTCTTAATGGCAAAGGCCTCGATTACTGGCCAATCTTCGATTTTTGCAAGGTCTCCCCCACGATCTTTAATCCAACGGGCTGCGTCTTTCTTATCCGCGGCCGTCATGCCTTGTGCCTCCTCTCCTTGGAAGTTCACTGACAGAATAGTTTCGCAGAAAAGATTCAACGAAACAATGTTACTGTCACCCAACTTCTTTCGGAGTGTTTCACGTGCCGAGCTGCCCCGGTAAACAATGAAACTAAACACAATCTTAATCACTTGGATCAGATTGGCTGTGTCCAGCAATAGCCAAGTTCTAAATGCCTTAGCTGATGCTGATAACCGGAACTCCTTGTCATCGGAATTCCGCGAACAAATCACAAGGTCTGCATCGACCGCAATCTCTTGCGCTTGCTTGCTTACTTGTGTGCTATCGTGGATTTGAACCACGCCTGTAATGCGTTGACTCGCCAGTGCTCTTTTCATAGCATCCATTAGGGGAGAATCGTTATTTTTCCGGACCACCCTTGCCCTCTGCCCCTTGGCGTGCGAGCACATAACGCCCCCTCACCAAAATCACACTTTCCCTTTTTCGTCCACAGTGGCCAAAAGACCATTAAGCCAGTTCTAAGACCATTAAGCCAGTTAACGAGTTTCGCGGAGGGAGAGGACAGGGAGGATAAATTGCACAGGAAAGAAAATCCGCACAAGTGGTATACTTAAAATTAAAAAATTTAAGCGAAAAGAATCACTTGACATTCCGAAGACTTGTGCTATATTAGTCCCCATGCGCCAGCGGATCGAGCCACCTTTGCCAATAGCCCCACCCGAAGTCAAATGAGTATTGTCTTACGAGCAATTGACGAGGATCCTGTAAGTCCAACTAAGCCTTGGCAACGGCTAGCTTGTCTGTTGTATTCGAACGGGACCCCGTTACACGATGTGGCGAAAGAAGTCGGAGTCGATGTGACGCTGGTTTCTTTATTTGTGACCTCAAGCAAGGGTGTTCAAATCCTTAAAGCATTGGTCACTGAAAACCCAGACCGGATGGCCAATATTGTCGAGGCCACGGTCGTTGACTCTCTCCTGCGGCTGGTTCGAATTCGCGATGCGGGAAAATCCGAATCGACACAACTAGCAGCCGCAGGACAACTTCTTGATCGGTTCTATCCAAAGACCAAAGCCACAGACCCGCCGAAGAAGGGTGGTTCCGTTGGTGACTTTGTTAATCTCCAAGATGAGATTGCACGTCTACGGGCAGAAGTTCTTATGCGCTAAGTCTATTAACTAAGTTAACCAGTATAAACAAAATGGAAATTACAGACATCAAAGGAATTGTGGTTGAAACCGGAACACAACAATGTTCACAACCACGTTTGATTACGATTGATACTCTTCTTGCTTTGTTAAACGTTTCGTCAACGTTTCCCGGGACACCCGTAAATTCGGTTGGCAGCACGGCAACGCTAGGTGTTGATGATAGTGAAATTACATATTTGTGTGATTACGAAAAAAATGGTTATACGTTTAATCATACCGTTGATGCAGAACTGGAAACTGCATATGTTGAAGTGAACAATACAACTTTAACCTTGTATGCAACCGAAACACTTACTGTTGCGGAAGCAATTTTACTAATCAATGACGTTACCGCAGATGTGTGGATTGCAACTACACAAGGAAATGGAACGGGTTTAATCACAGAAGGAACTGTGGTTTCTTCTGGTGGTGTCCAAGGAACACCAGGAATTCTTGGTCGTTTAGCAATTAACGACACGGATGATGTTTATATGGCCTTTACACACGATCCAACCACAACGCAAGATGATTGGAGAAAAATCTTGCCTGTTACGCCATGATTCCCGGACTTGTCAGTTTAACCGTGTATAAAGGCGCACAGTATGACGAACTTTTCGTCTTTACTGTGCCGTTAACTGGCGTTCCACTGGACATTTCCGGCCGGGAATTCACAATTCAAGCCAAACACGCACAAACAAAGGAAGTTATAGCCGAGTTTGTTGCAGAACACGTGGATGCGAATAATGATCCACTGGATACTAACGTGATTCGGGTCACTTTAGATCATGAAGTGACCGCGGAACTGGAAATTGGTGTTCCGGCGGGTTGGGGTATTCGAGATGATCTTTATAATTATTACGCGCAAGGTAAATTCTACGTAGCAGAAATGATTCCAGATGCATGACGTGCAAATAGCTGTTGGAACTGCGCCAGTGGGCATTCAAGTCGGAAGTTCTCCTGTTCAAATTAGTCCTCAGGCTGCTCCTGGAAAATCTGCACCGTATTACCTACGGCGCTCGATGTGCGTTCAGGGCACTTTTCGTGCACTATGGATTACCGGTGGTCTTCTTAAGCTCCTTGACATGACCCGCATGTCAGCAACCTTTCCTGCTGGAATCACCATTCATTCTTGGTATATGGATAGTTTTGCGTTAGATCCAAATCCTGAACTTGATGCGGATTTATGTTCTTGCACTTCGCCCGGGAATGGTGCAATGCCCGGTGCTGGTGTTGCGGTGTTGGCTACATTAGACACCAATCAAGGTAACAGTAAAGGCGAAAACCTGAATATAGTTGTTCCTGCAGGTAAAGTGATTTATTTAAGGATTAATGCAGATCCAGTAGTTGCCGCGACTATTTGGTCTTTGGTTATTAATTACACCTCCAACGCAGCATAACACATGGCCGCCGGATTTTTTGCAAGAGCAGAAGGGGGTAATTGGAGTGATCCGAATACTTGGTCCACTACGTCATCGGCTGGGCCAGCTAATACGGGTGGCCTTGCTCCGGGTTCCGGAAACAATGCTACATTGGACGCAGGTTCAGGTCCAGTCACGGTAGACACCACTTCGTGTATATGTTCCTCACTAATAATGCCGAACTATGCAAACACCCTGAATTGTGCTTCCGGCACGGTGTTGAACCCACATGCGTCTGTGACATTGGGCGGAACAATTACAGGCAAGGGAACGTTGATAATTGGAAACTCCACAACTACCAGCACCATCACGCCCAACGACAAAATATGGCCCGGTTCAGTTACATTAACCGGAACTGGCACCAAAACACTTGCTGCGGCCTTTACTGTTACTGGTGGATTAACAGTTACTGGAACGTGCTCATTAACTGGTGCTTATACTCTTTATTGTTCCAGTTTAGCACTCACTAGTGGCTCCTTGACGGGCGGAACGGCTATCATTGAAACCAATGGTGTGGTGACAACCAATAGCGCGTATTGTATTGCCAACGCTTTACGTTTAACCTCTGGTGCATCGCTTAAAGGCCCTGTAAATTATGGCGGAACTGCCGGGAATACACTTTATTTTGTAAACGCCGTTACAACGACAGGTTCCACGTTAAACATTCGTGGTTCATGCACTTTAAACCTTAGTAATGCTGCGTTAAATCGTTTAACTATAATTGCAACTTCAACCATGGCGTTGTCTTCAGCACTTACAATTAACGGTATATTAACAACTTCAGCTGCAGCTACCTTCTCTGGTGCTTATGCAATAACCTGTACTGGTGGAATTAATGACGGTTTTGGACTAACCACAGCAAACGTTTTAAATATTTCTGGTGGTTCAGTAACCTCTAGTGGTGGACTAACGGCACTAACTATTAATATTTACGGAACGACAACGCTTAACTCGATCCGAATCGGAAATAACACTTCTGTCATTGCTGCTGGTGCCAATATTACAGTAACTGCTGATACAACTTTAACTTTAGCTGGAACGATTACACTTAATACCGGTTCTTACATTTTATGGCAAAACGTATCCGGCACGGCAACGGTATCTCTAGGTGCTGATTTACGCGTCGTTGGTGCATTTACTGGAACGGGCGCGCTTACTTTTGATGGTGCCTTTGTTGTTCGTTCTTCTGGTGGGTTTACTGGAACTGGAACAATTCTTGGCTCAGCTACTTTACAACTTACTGGTGGCACTGTTGCTTCTACGTGGGGTGGGTTTGGAATAAGCACTAACTTTGCTGGTGGAACAATTACAATCCAAGACACGTTTAAAATCGTAACTGGTGGAAAAACGTTTAACTATGTATCTGGAAGTGTTGAAGGTCCTGATATTTCAACACCACCAAATTTACAATTGACGACTTCACAGTCTTTGTCTGTTGCTGCAATTTCTTGGGGAGTTATTTCCAACACAGGTGCTGTTGCAGATTGCACCGTAGAAACCGAGTTATTAAATTGCATAGCTGTTGTGTCTTGTGCAACCGGTTTTAATTTAAGTTTTAATGGAACACCAATATGACCATTAATGCCCAAGCTGTGTTGGTTCTTCCCGGTTGTCGAATGTCGTTTACGTCAGGTGACGTTTTAAACGTTATAAATTCTTTGTACTTAATGGGATATCAGACTTCTGGTGGTAATATATCAGCATTTTTAAGTGGTGCGTCTGGAAGCCCACTTACTTTAAACTACACCGGTCTTGCTCAAAATGCCTTCATAAGTGGAGCACAATTTGCCTACGTGAATTCAGTTTGTCCGCTTTTTTCTTACATTCCAATGGGCATTACTGCAAGCACCAACATCCTTTCTATGTCACAAAACGATTTTGCTAACTGGATTTCCATTTCCGAACACTAAACCTAATGACAACACCCACAAGAAACCAATTAGAAGCGGCAGCAAAGGATAATAGTATGTCCGGTTTGATTGTTAAATTGATTGATAAATTTGGACCTTGGGTATTCTCCTGGGTGGCGTTAGGTTTTCTTTGGGTCAGTTACGAGCAGAAAAATAAGGATGTTTCTACGTTGGCCAATAGTGTAATAACTTTAATGGTTGCCACTAATCAATCAATTTCTAACTTAACCAAAACAATCGACGAAGGCCACGAAAAAGTTAACAACATGTCTCCAGTCGTTGAATCTTTACTAGACGCCGTTAAAGCAAACGGTAAACAAATTGATACTACTAGTATTACTACCAGTGAAAACAACAAACTCCTCCATGAATTAAACGCCCGTGTCAAGGGCCAATCAACAACACAATGAAAGCAACACCGTTATATCTAATCCTCGCATGTGCAGCCTTGCTTGCAAGCTGTGCCACAACAACTACGACCATCACCGATCCAGACGGGCGTATCACTAAGATCGAATCTAAAGGTCCAGATGCAGCTTCAATCACAGCTGCGGCTTCTGCACTCGAAGTCATTGCACCACTCATTCGCCCCACAAAATAAATGGACAACATCCTTTCAAAGCTAGTTTATATTTTCGTTTGTGTCCTCCTTGCATGGCTACTATTCGTCACGATTCGGCTTTGTCAGGGCGCTACCGTAACCGTAACGTGGGACGTAAACCCACCGTCTGATCAAGTCACCAACTACGAGGTGAAGGTGATAGAAGTTTTCGGAATGGCTTCGTCTAGTTACGTTGTCGAACCAAACCGTGCAACTATCACCAACCTCGTAGTTGGTAAACAATACCTTTTCTCTGTCCGTGCTAAAAACGCACTTCTTTGGTCAGACTTCTCAGAGGATCTTGTAGTGATTCCTCAGGTGAAACACACCATTCAATTTTCCGTTGATCTTTTTAACTGGTCCGATATCAAAACTGTAACCGGGCCACGTGGTTTTGTCAGAATCAAATCTGAATACTAATATGAATCAAGTTGCTTTATGTGTAGGCCATTCACGCACGGTTGGTAACACAATCGAAGGTGGTGCAACTGCCTGGGACAACCACGAAAACGAATGGCATTTTAACTGCCGTTTAGTTGCTTTGGTTCAAGCTGAACTCAAACAGCACAAAATCGCTTCAGTTATTTACAGTCTCTACCGTGGCGCCACCTACTTTGAAGCGCAGAAATGGTTGGCCGAACAAATCAAACAATCTGGTTGCAACTCAGCAATCGAGTTTCACTTCAACTCGGCTGGTCCACTTGCCCACGGGCACGAGGTCCTTTGTTGGCATAATTCAGTCAAAGGACTCAAACTCGCTAAGATTGAGGAAGAAGAACTCAAGCACCACTTTAACACTCCCGCACGTGGAGTAAAACAAATCACCTCCAAATCCGAACGTGGTGCACCATTTCTTTATCTCACACACTGTCCTGCTATTATCCTTGAACCTTTCTTCGGCTCATCACAAGAAGATTGGAAAGCTGTGGCCGAGAAGGAAGTTACCCTGGCCGAAGTAATTGCAGGAGGAATTGAAGTCTATTACAATGCCTGAGAGACCAAAAAAAGCTTTCTATGCTAAAGGTGGAAAATTACCTCCTACACTGCAACGTGTTTATGAACGTTTTTTAGATTCAGAAGCATCCGGTTCACCAACTAAAGTTTCCTTTAAAGAAATGGTAGAACCATATTATGGGGATCAATATCAAGTTGAAGTTGACAAAGCTAACGCATACCTAAATAAAGTTTTTCCTCTTTCTAAAACCAGAAAAGGTGAATTTAACACGGGATCTTTTAGTCGTGAAAACACAACAAAGAAAAAGTTTTTTGCTGACGGTGAAATGTTGCGGAATCCGCCTGCAATTCCAGTGAAATTAAAAGCACACACAACAAGTGGATCTCCAACGCCTTATCATTACACAACAACACAACTACCACCAAACGAGTTTATCCAATATGGAAATCCATCACAGCAAAAAGAATATGCTAAGACCGGATATAGTCTTTTTAAAGATGAACTTGATACACCAACGGGTGGTTTTATGTCTGGAATTGAACACGAGGTTGGGCACTCCGCTTTTCCAGCAATGTCTTTTCTAGTTGATTCTGATCTTGCTTATACAAATGAATTTAAAGGAAGGGATCTTGAAGATGCGTATATAGCAAAAAGCGCAGAATTACCTAATGCTTTAGGTCGGTTAACTCGTGAACATTATTCTCTTACTGGAAAACGCATAAACAACGAAACCTTACAGGAGTTGTTTAAATCAATTAAAAATGATGAAATAGATCCAGAAAATAAATATTCACCAGAATCACAACGAACACTTCGCGTACTTCAAAAATCTTTTAATAAAGTGGATAAAGGTGATCTGTATCGTGCAGCTGTAAACATTCTTCCAGGTCTTGTTGGCTTAACCAAAAACTATCCAATTTCTTAATGTCTATTAATCCAGTTAACGAGTCCGTAGAAACTAAAGATGATTCTTTGGTTGTGGAAGCATTGCGTGTAAAGGCGTCTCATGAAGCCATGCGTAACGACATGGTAGAGCTTCGTCGGTTGCAGAGATTGGTTAAACTTAAACGGAATTACGGATTGCTCTTTTATGAACCTTTTGGAAAGCAAGATCAATTTCACGCGGCCGGTGCTAAGAAACGTCGGTATGTCAGAACGGGGAATCGTTTTGGTAAGTCCACCTTGGGCGCTGCTGAAGACGCTGCGTGGGCCATTGGTGAGAGAGTCTGGTACCCAGAAGGGGATCCGCGTCGCACAGCAGGCATACCTAGACGTTCTACTAAAGGTCTTATCATAGTCTCGGACTGGGAAAAGGCGAAAGAAATCTTCACTAATAATGCCGATGGCCAGGCCCAGGGTAAGTTGTTCAAGTTCTTACCTAAAGATTCTCTAGGACGTTGTCCAACTAATAATGCAGGGGTTATTGCTGAAATTAACGTGAAGTCAATCCACGGCGGTTATTCAACGATTTACTTGGATACAGTTAAATCCTTTAAGGCTAACCCAATGGGTCAGGAATCGTCTGACTGGGATTGGATTCATGTGGATGAACCTTGTCCAAAGGAAATGTGGATTGCCAATGCACGGGGTCTAATTGACCGGGACGGATCGGCTTGGTTCACGTGCACTCCAATCTGTGAACCTTGGATCAACGACATGTTTGTGCCACGGGCACAGGCACGGAAAGAAGTTAAGGGTGCGATTGAGTTAGACAAGAATCATTGGATGGTTACAGGGAGTAGTTACGACAATCCTTATAACACCAAAGAGGCTTTGGAAATGTTTGAGAAGGATCTTACGGTTGAAGAAAAACAGTGTCGGATTGGTGGTTTGCCGCTTTCTTTGTCCGGTTTGGTTTATAAGGAATATAATGAAGACATTCACCTTCTCAAAAAGCTTCCATTTGGTTGGCAGGATTGGTTAACACCACCGTCTTCCTATACGTATCGTATTTACATCGATCCACATCCACAAACACCACATGCGGTTCTTTTTGCTGCTACTTGTCCATACGGACCGGTGTTCTATTGGCACGAGATTTACCGTAAATGCTTGATTTCTGATCTGTGTGACATGATCAATGAGGTTATGGTTGGTAAGGAAATTACCAGTGTCCTGTGTGATCCAGCAGCCTTTATTGAGTCACCAATTGATGGTTTGTCTATGGCCGATGTATTCATGGACAATGGCCTTATAGTGGAGAAAGCACCCAAGGATCTGTCACGTGGTGTAATAGAGACCCAAGCGTTCTTGGGCGCGCGGGTGCTTTCTCCACACGGCACTGTGCTTCCTAAGTGTTACTTTTCGCCGCATTTGACTGAAACCCTATGGGAGTTTGATCATTATTACTGGTCTACGCGTAAGGATAAACCAGTGGATAAAGATGACCACATGATGGAAAACCTTTACCGTTCGGTGATTACTGATCACAGTTTTATCACGCAGAACACCGCATATAAAGCCAGTGATTTCAAATCAAATCGTAAATTTAACCGCTCGTTAAAATGCTAACGGATCAAGTAAAAGCTGAATTAAACCAAGACCAACCAACGGACTTTCACGTCAAGTTGTTGGAACATGTGTTGATGCTGGTGGATATGTCACGTAGCCACATGAAGAATTACTATGCAGAATGGGATGCTGCACAGAATGCTTATAAGGCTTATCAGAATCTGGACAAAGAAGACCGCAAAGCCATTCTTGATGGCACGCCAACAAAACAACGCGTGCCTATGGTGTATGCAAAAGTCCAAACGTTCAAGGCTTTTGTATTGTCTCTTTTCTTTCAACGTCCTCGCTTTTATGAACTTGATCCTGTGGGCGTAGAAGATCAGGACTATAAAGAATTAGCCGAAGTTCTCGTTGACAGGGACTTGAAACTTAACACTTGGTTCAACGTCGCCAATCGTTGGGCAGGAAACTTGGCTAAGTTTGGACTCGGGATCTTAAAGCATTCATGGGAAGAAGAGTTTGCTTATTTGAATATTACCACAGAAACCCCGCCACTTTCTTTCTTCGGTGTTGTTTTAGGGAAGCCGTCTAAGGTCACGACTTTGACTAAAGTTCCCAAACGTTTGGGAAATAAGATCACTACTATTTCGCCGTATAACTTCCTACCAGACGTTCGCTTTCCGTTGGTTGAGTTTGAACAAGGTGAGTTTTGTGCTGATGAAACTGACATCGCCAAGAACAAACTTCATCAGTTGGAAGCTGAAGGCATGTGTGCTGGTGTGAAGAACATTCAAGTTTTGTCTACAGAACGCAGTGCTTGGAGAATTCGCAACCGTGGCAATATCTTTTCCAAGATCGATTACCAAAATCCTTCCAGAACTCAGAACTTAGTTCGTTGCACCGAAGTGCAAATTAAGATTGTTCCTAAGAATTTTCTTCTTGCCGACGGGCAACCATTAGGTCAAGAATCCTATCCGGTTAAATACCTACTTTGGATCGCCAACGACTCCCGTATCATTCGTTTGGAATCCATGAACTATCTTCATGATTGCTTCACATGGGATCTTGCTCAATACGATGAAGAAAGTGATACGTTCTTGTCCACTTCGCTTCCGCAACTAATCACACCTTTACAAGACACGGCCGACTGGTTCTTCAATTCTCGAGTATCCAATGTCGCCCAGAACCTCGAAGATAAATTAATTGTGGACCCGGTCGGTGTTGACATGGATTCAATTAAGAATCGGGGCCGCGTCATTCTTCTAAAGAAAGGTGCCTCACGCGCAGGTGTGGATAAGTTCATCAAACAACTTGACGTCCGTGATGTCACTAACCGACACATGGAGGATGTGGGTCAGATTGGTCAAATGGTTAATAGTGTTTCCGGTATGACCGAGAACCTTTCAGGTAATTACCACACTGGTCGCCGGTCTGCTGCCGAGTCACGGGTGGTTACACAAGGTGCCAGTGCACGGCCGAAGCTTATTGCACAGTCTGCTTGGGGTGCTTGTCTTGCTCCGTTTGGACAGAAGATTTTAACTAACCTTCGCCAGGGTTTAACCCCCGAAATGATTATTAAATATGCAGGTCAACAGTGGGCAGCACCAGAAAAACAACAAGCAATTCAACTATTTTCGTCTACTCCGCAAGATCTTCTTTGTGCTTGTGATCTTTTTGTGTATGAAGGCACGTTGGAAAGTGAAAAGAATTACCTTGCTCAACAACTAATGGAACTTGCACAGCAGGTTTTACAACTCGGCCCAACCGGGTTGCTTCAACTAAACATCTCACCAAAACTCTTGTTCGAGAAGATCTACGAACTTCTTGGTGTTGGTTCACTTTCCGCTTATGGTCTTGAAAAAGACCCACAGACTCTTCAAAACATTGTGCAACAAATAGCTCAGCAGATGGCTACACAAATGTTTGAACAGCAGCAACAACAGCAGCAACTCCTATCCGCACCATCAAATGGAACTCCGTGAACTAGAATTAGATTTGACCGAATCGTCAACCCTAGAACTGGAACAAGTCAAGCTTGAGATTGAGCAGTTTTTTCAATCTAAAGCTTTTCAATATTTCCATTATGCTTGTGATGCAACCCGAGTGAATCTCATGGATATGATTCTCGGAACTACTCTTCGTGGCATTGAATCCTTATTTACACGTGAATCTCTCATGGGCAGTGCTCAAGAGTGGAAGAACGTAAAAGATGTTTTCCATGAACTCCTCGAAGACATAACAAACGAAATCAAATCAAGAAAGTAATTATATGGCTGACCAAGACAACCAAGGTGCTGAAAATAACACCACCCTAGACCAACCTGCTTTTACAGCAGAAACCATCGCAGCGGCAGTTCAAGCCGGTCTGCAAGCACACCATGCACAAACAGAATCTGCGCCAAAGGAGATGACTCCCGAGGAACGTGCGGAATATCTGCAAGTGTTTGATCCCAATCAAGACGGTTTCGTTGACAACTTTGTCAGCGTGATTACCGATCCTGAAGCCAAGCCCGAAGATCGTGTGAAAGCAATTAGCCATCTGCGTGATGGTATTGCCAACCAATCGATCCGTGGTTCTGAAATTCTCATGCAACGCGAAATTGCGAAACTCCGCGAAGAATTCATGCCGGCTATTCAAGAAGCCGATGTGCGCAACGCAGAAAAGATTTGGAACAAGTTCGCTGTTGCTTACCCCGATCTCAAAGATCAACGTGATCTGGTTGACGCTGTCTCCGTGCAGCTTCAACAACAGGGTTTTAAACCCACGGATCTTTCAGAAGCTTTCTCCCGTGCGGCTACGACAGCAAGGGCCATTGTTGCAAAAGCAACTGGTCAGCCTGCTGTGACTGCTACACCAACGGCGCCGAACACGATGCCCCGGATGACGTCAACAAATACCGCTGGTAGTGGCGGAGGAACGAAACCGCAAGAGCAGGGTAATTCCACGCTTGCGCCGTTCTTCCTTCAACGTCGACGGTAATCTCACACACAAATAGAACATACATATATGTCGTTTACAGCAAATCAAATCCTTGGACTCGTCTCCGGTGCAAATTTCGAGACCGAAGGATGGTATAATCGCACCAATCGTCGTCGCATCTTCCGCGACTTCCCGCAGGGACAGTTTCCCCTCACAGGGTTTCTGTCATTAATGGACACTGAACCTTGTGACAGTTACAAATTCGGCTGGTTCGAAAAACGCATGCCTGATTTGTCCACCACAATTGTGACCCACACCAATGGTGCTTTCTGCGCCGCGCATTCGTCAACGGCAGTGGCAAGTGATTCAACCTTCACCGCTGGCACGGAATACCGTTGCTATCTGTCGGATGTTTCCTTGTTCGCAGTCGGGCAACAAGTCCTGTTCGACGACCTGCCAATCACCGGCGGCGCCTTCGCACCATTGCAAGGTATTGTTACCTCCGTGGTTTCTACCACTTCACCCGGTAGCTACATCCAGTTCCATTGCGTTGAAACGTTGACGAACGTGCTGATGAACGACAACACGATCACCGGGATCCCCAAGGGTCCTAAAGGTCAGAAGGTCCTCATCATGGGCACGGCAAACGTTGAAGGTGGCACGTCCGGCTCAGGTCGTATGTTCCCACCCATCGACGTGGAAAACTACACGCAAATCTTCCGCAATTCGTTCGAGTTCACGGCTACCGGTCTGAAAATTCCGACTGAATTCGATTCGTCTGGTGCTTATGCCGAAGCCGCAGAAGATGCCTTGCGTGAACACATGGTCGAAATGGAACTCGCTTTCCTGTTCGGTTCGAAGGGTGTCCAGTTAATCACCGGCACCGATAGTGTGGCGCGTCCACGTCGCACGACTGGTGGTATTATCTGGTATCTCAAGCAATGGGAAAAAGTCGATTCCATCTATCGTCTTGGCACCGGTGCACCAGCAGTTACCCGTAATGATGATGACCTCAAGCGCATCATCGATCTGACCGGTGCCATCACTGCGGCCAAGTTTGACGAATTTATCGAGCGCGCCTTCCGTTGCACCAATACGAAGACGTTTGAAAAGATCGTCATGTGCGGCAACGGATTCCTCCGCTCCGTCAATAACTATCTGTCCGCGAAGGCTACCCTTTACAAGGAGTTCTCCGTGCAGAAGGTTTACGGCAACGACGTGGTCACTTGGGTGTCTCCTTGGGGAACACTCCACTTCAAATCCCACCCGTTGTTCAATCAACAGTCGATTCTCCGTAACAACGGTTTGATCATCGACATCAATCGTCTCCGTTTCCGCCCGCTGAATGACCGCGACACGACCCTGCTTCCCAACCGGCAAGCAAACGACGTGGACGGCCGTAAGGACGAGTGGCTGACTGAGGCCGGCTTGGAGACGCAATTCCCCGAGTCCCACATGTATATCCGTAACTTGACCTCGATCACCTAATCCTGATCTTGTTCGGAACAACCGCAACAACAAACAACAAACATAATCATATGTCAGAAGGAGCATCACTACGTCGTAGCGGTCCTGTTGGGGCCGCACCAACCTCGGGTTCGGGCGAAATGTCGCAATCGAAGGCAGTCACGGCAAACACCGTGGCGCACGAATGCGCGGCAGGTAAAGCCCAAACCAACGTCAAAACCAAGGACACCAGTAGCTATTCTTGCCCGGGTGAACTTGGCGCGAAGGGAATGGGCGGAGCCAGCTAACGGCTAAGCCAGTTAACCAGTAATCTAAGCAGAAACGGTAATATGAACACGGTCGGAACTCTAAGCGAAGCCATTAAACGCTTTGTGTATAATAACTCGAATGCTGTTGACACTTTTAAAGCGTCGTCACCAGATACTACGTTTGAGGGATTCCTTGCACAAGCGTGCATGACTGCGATGAATAACGCCCGTGTCTATGCAGAACAGAACGCAAGTTTCAGTTGGCTAGACGTTACCGTTTCTGCTTTATTCCCGGCGAATATGTCGGTGAATTTGAATCGTTTATACCCAGACGATGTTGAGTTTTATGTGCCAGTGGGTGGTGTGGCAGATTGGACAGACAAAGTCCAATATCGGTATGATCGATTGGGTATATTACAAGTCTCGATTCCGTCAATTGTGACGATTCCAGAGTTTTATGAAGAGCAGAGTTATCTGGACTTGAAGAGTCTTACCTTTGCAAATAATGATTTTAATGGCGAATTCATCGTGAATGAGGTGTTACCTAATCGCGCGAAGAATGGTGTTACATGGCATGTGTTTAAACTGTGCTATCGTGACATGGATATAACGGGACCTACGGCGTGGACTGATCCAGTTACGCTTCCAACCATAGCAGCAGTTTTCAATGAGGCCATTCGTATGAACGCAATTACGGCCGCAAGTTTTATCACGGATGATGGCGGTTCGACTCCGGTGGATATTGATACACGGAACTCACAACATATGCGTGATATCTTTCAAAAGGGACGCGGTTTGGTCGAGGACAAATCTAGTAATCCTACGGTGATAATTGATGGACGTCAGTTGCGTTTGAGTTATGGTGGGAATACTAAAACTACCATCTCGTTGTCTGGCACACGCTGGATGAAGCCTTATACGTCGGAGGACGACACGGATTTCCTACTCGAACACGGGTTCTCGTTTATGATGTGGCAGAGTATTCTCGAGCTGAACTACATCATGCAGATTTTCGTTCAACGGCAAGAAGGGGTTTTACCACCACCGGAAAACGCGAGGAACGAGGCATGGTCTGGTTTGTTAGTGAATGACGCATTTGCAGGTTCAACATTCTACATTCAATGAGTAAAGCATTAGGTAAAATTAAGGACGTTTTGGAGACCAACTTCAGTGGATCTTTAATTAGTCCTGTTGTTTGTTCTCAGGCTTTTGACGATCGGTTGTTGACGTTAATGGACATTGCGGAATGGACGGTGAGCAATGATTCAAAACTTGTAGAACCTTTACCATTTGGAATGTTCGGTGGGGTTATTGCTACCAGTGCAAACAAGTCAAAACTACGGATAATGACTGCACCGGGATTCCCGGACGCGGTGGCTTTTCCAGAAGTTTGTGTTAAAATGTCAGAAGCCACCGGAGATCTGACAAGCCAGATTGTGTGTCGGAAAGTGGTTCCGGTGGCTGATGCAATTGAGGTTTCCGTTGAAGGTGGTGTGACCATCTGGGAGTGTGAGATTGCTCCGATTGATCAAGTGCATGGATTGCGCACGACGATCAAGACTCCAGTTATTGCTACGAAGCAGGTTTATTCTAAGACCATTGATGATTTTACTCCGCCACGGTTTAAGAGATTACAACCCGTAACGGAAGAATCCCACATCGAACTTGGAACTGCAGTAGAACCGACGTTAGCCACGGGCGAAGAACAACGCGCGGAGGAACAAGTTTCAACCATTTCAAAACGTGTTTCTGTGAGAAAAAGATCCACGGCAGAACTTCCACTTTCTTATGAAGATCAGATTGCTTATGTGGAAGTTACGACTGGTAAGGTAACTGGAACTTTAGACGACGAAGCACTTACAGTTGAAACTGGATTGGATGTGTTAAAGTCTGAAGTTACCCAATTACCCGATGGACGTTATGCACGTGAGTCCGTTAAAGCGGATTTAGTTTTGGGAGCTTGGCCAATCTTAAAAGGAAGCAAGTATTTTCCATTGTTGAACAAGTCAATTCAATACACGGAACAATTTGTTGACCCTCCTACGTCAGTCACTGGTGATGCTTTGATTGAATATGTTCCAATCAATAAAGATCGAACACTGAAACGTGTTTTGTCAATTCCACCGGATCTTGCTACGTATTATAAGACTACACCAAAAGAAATTCAAATTCCACAACTTCCTCGCGTTCTTACAGGTATTGCAATTGTATGGAATGAAGCCAAAGAAGAAGGGTCGCAAGAGGCTACTTGGAGTGGCGCGTCATCTGGAAAACGAATTGGGCTTTCTTGTTATCTTAATGATATTACGTCTGGTTCGGTTGCAGCTACACCGGAATTGGCTTTAACTTTTGCTAGCACGAGAGTTGGGGTTTTATTTGGTCAAAGTCATTGTTTTTACTTAGCTGGTTCTTTTACCGTTGCCGACGTGCTGACTTACCTTACAACTAAATTAGGGAAAACGGTATCACGGTGGCCGGTTTTCCACCCACAAGCACACACTATTGTTTGCCGCGGGCAGAAGATTGATTGCACTGTGCGTGCGCAACTTGCAAGTCAAAAGCAAGAAGATGGCACCAATTCGAGTGCAGACGTTAATACATCAAAGTCTAGTCAGTTTGGTGTGTCTATGTCAAACAACACAGTTTATATTCCTGAGTGTTTGCACGATCAAATTGACTTTGGCCAGGACGCTGCACGGATAACAGCAATGTCGGTTACGGCTACAGTTTCAATTCCAGCAGAACAATATTTACCAGCAGCAACTATTACTAAAACAGACGGAAGTAGTTTAGATTGTCTTGTTGCACCAAATCTTGTAACTGCAACTACACCTATATCAATTCCAACAACGGGCATCTTTTTAATGGGACTTGGAGTTGAGCAAAGTGATGAATGGGGTTACACCCGAGTCTACGCTGAAACCTTAAACGCAGAAGATCTGTGGGACTAAGATGAGTGAATTTAAGTCATTTGACCAGCGTGTTGCGGAACGAAAAGCCAACAAGGAAAAGGCTGAAAAGTATCGTGAACGCAGGATTCGCTTGATGGGCGAACGTAGCTTACGTGATCAATTACGGATCGAACGTGCAGATCGTGCGGCGATCAAAAGAGGTGAGATTCCTTCTACTAAATTACAGCAGTTGGACGAAGATCGTAAATTTGCGGATCTTGGTATGCGTATTGATGAAGCCAAGAAACGGATTCGTCAACTAATGCCGGAGCAACCCGTCGAGCAACAAGTTGTTACTACACGAACAGGTTTTGAATCTAATCCAATACCCGAAAGTCCCGGACAAAAACCAAGACCAACTTTATTAAATCCGGGTGGCGCCACGTTTGGGTTATACAAATACGGTGCAAATGGTTGGGGTAATATGTATTTTTTAAATGGAATTGCTATTGCTGCAAATGCACCGCTTACAACAGATTTAGTTCCGGATAATACACCAGTCTATGGGATTGGACCTGCTGATGCTACTATGTATACAAGCTTACCTTAATCAATATGAAAACTAGACAACGTCGGGCGGCTTTACGTTCCCCTTATCTCACGGCACCACCGGATCAAGATTCCATGGATATGGAAATGATGAAACAGCTTGGATTGTTTAATGATCCATTGGCTGAACTTGCTGGGTTAGCGCAGATCAACAGTAATATTCAAGAGCCGGGACAACGCCAGCAGCAAATTGATCTCCAGCGTTCGGCACAGGACATTGGGATTAGTCAGTTTGCGCAAACGCAGGACTTGAACAAGTTGAAACTCCAGCAGGACAAAGAGTCCGAGCACATGTTGGACGAACGTTGGACTCGTGATTTTGCTTTGAAGAAAGCACTTGGGGATCAAGAACACGCAGATCGCGTGAGTGCTTTGACCGCTGGATTGGATGAAGCAACGCAACGTTCGATTTTCGGGTTATTCTCGTTAATTCCTGATTTCGCTGCGGCCGGTGTTCAATCCGATCCCAATGCCTTACGTCCATTCTTAGACAAGGTTCGTCCAGGTCTTGGTGGCTTCTTGGGTTTAGCAGCAGACAAAGAAAGTAAAGCAAGAACACCAATCGAGCTTTCTTTGGAACAGGCAAGAAAACGTAAAGGTCTTTAACCCTAACTCACAACTACTATTATGGCTACTACAACTAAAAAACGTCCTTGGGAAGATTTAACCGACACGGAAGTACTCGGAGATATCGCATCTGAATCTGGTCAAAACAAGCGGGCAATGCTTGGTGATATCCTAAAACCGCGGAATAAAATCGCGCAAAGTCCGCAAAATGCACAACGGTCCCACGGGCTTGCTGGATGGTACGAACTAAATCCTCAAGCTCGGCAAGGTGAATCCTACAACAACGAACGTAAACGTTTGAAACTCGAAGCTCAACGTGCGGGTGAATTGGCAGACGCCGATCATCGGGTGGAGTTGGCGAAACGGGAAGCCGAACTTTCTAAATACGCGCCAACGGTGAAGACTGTGATTCCAAAGGGAACTTCGGCGCCCGGAGGTAAAGAACAACCGGGATTGATGAAACTTGCGTGGGACGCAATCAAGCATTTGTCCACACAACTTGGACAAGCGCCACCGATCGTTAAACAACCCAAGGGTAAACCGACGGATGGTCCGTGGGGAGATCCGTTAAAAGATTTGCCTATGGTACAGACACCGACGATACCACCGGCGCCAGATCTTGCTAATCTTACAGCTAAGGATGAATTTAAACCGATTGATACTACTAAGTATCCTCCTGTGCCGGGAATGCCAGAAAGAACGGGGGGTTCTTCCAATTTAAATTTTAAACCAGTTGGACTTCTGCCTAAATCATCTAATCAAGAAGTTCAAACCACACAATATATGTTGTATAAAAGTCGTGGATATACTACACGTCAAGCCGCACAACTTGCTGGTTTACCAATTGATGACTCACCCACGGGTTTAGGCAATTCTGGTCTTTCTACTTTGTACAAAACACTTAATCGTTTCTAATCATACATGGACACCCTAACTCCTGCTTCCCCAGAAGAACTGCAACAAGTCTACGGAAACATCACTGACCGTGATGAGATGTGGAAACAGTTGCAATATGAAAAGGCGAATAATCCAGTCTTTGAAGGATTGGACGAAAAGCAAATTGGTTCTGTAATCAATGAAGCTACAGGAGCACAGCCGGGTTCTCGTTTTGAAGTATTCAATTCACGTTCACGTTGGGTTGATGCATTAGGTTATAAAGTCGCCAAGACCGTCGAAGGTGCGCCGGGTAGCCTAGGTGGGTTGAGTGATCTGGTTTCTGGTCGAAAAATCAGTTACACTCTGGGGGACCTAGGTTCCGACGTTGGCAAGAAGGTTGCTAATACATTTGGTGTCACAGACCCCACAGGTCTGGCCATGTGGGAGAACGCGGGTCGTGGATTGCCCGCCGGTCTCGCAACACTTGCCCTTGGCGCAATACCTTATGTTGGTTTACCAGCAATGGTAGGTGTAGGTTACGGTCGTGCCGTCAATGATGCAAAGATTGCCGGTGCGTCTGGACAAAAAGCATTTGCCGTTGGTGCTATTGACACCGCGGTTAATCTTTTGTTCATGAAAGCCGGTGCACCACTTGCGGATAAAATGGCAGAGAAAGCACTAGGAAAGGTCATGGGCGATAGTGCTGTGCAGTCTCTTGCGGATCTTAGTGGTCTTGTGATCAAACCTGGGTTACACAATACAGGTAAACAAATCAACGGTCGAGCTTTAGTTGAACTTGCAGCAGAGACTGGTAAGATCACCGGAGTTCAAAAGTTTGGTGTTCGTCTTGCGCAAGAAGTAGCAACTGAATCAATCCAAGGTGTTATCGGTTCGGTTGGACAACTTGCCCATGAAGGCATTCTAGATCCTGAAGGGTTAAAGGAACGTATGGCTAATCCCAACTATTGGGCAACAATGGCAGCAACACAAGGTGTGTTCTCTGTTGTGGGAACCACTCTTGGCCGTATTCGTGAACCAAATCCTTTGAAAGCTTATGAACTTGGTGCAGGTGCACAGAAACTAGCGGCAGAAAACGTAGATCGACTGGCTAAAGATCACGCAAACGTAATCGAAACAGCTAAGGAAGAAATCAAAACCGCGTTCGAAGCCAAAGAAGGTGATGATGCTCTCGAACCAATTGTAACTCCAACACCAGAAACTATCATGATGGTTGGTAGTGCTTTGCAAGCGTTAGACCTTATCGGTTTAACTGACAATGCAGCACAAGCAGCCACACGGATGTTAGTTGGAAAAACCCCAGAACAAATCGAAGGTCTTGTTGCTGCGGCGAAGAAATTACCTGTCGTGGGTAAACCCGCTTTACCTTCTGGATTCAACGTGCTTAAATCTCAATTCTCGCACATCGAAGTTGAAACTCCGACTTCAGCTGTTCCGAATCTAGTCTTTACTAGAGAAATGTTTGCGGCTCCATATGAGGACACTTTTAAAACCCTTATCCATCCTGAGCAACAAATCGCGTTTAAGGAAATGTATGATTTCACACACGCAGAATTTCAAAAACAAGTTACAGAACGCACTGTTCATTATCAAGACACAATTACTCCGGAAAAACAACTAAGCTATGGCACGTTTTTAAATCAAACTGGTTTAGCTAAAGCTGCTGAAACGACTAAATCACAAATTCACTTTACTGATTCTAGACAAACTAAAAACTGGTTAACCAAATTCTTTGTCTCACCCTACGATAGTGTCTCCCGTGTCATCATTGGTGATAAAACTATGTTCTATGTCAATTCAAATCACGCTACGCGTGCGAGTGATTTACATGAAATTGGACACGTCTTTGATTATCTTGTGGATGCCGGAGGTTACGGTGAACAACACAAAATCGAATGGACAGCATTAAAAGAAAAGTTCACCTCGAACGACATTCCCTTAATGCGCAATCGCATTCCTGACCAATCCAACATTCTTGGTGCAATGGTAGGTAGTAAGCGTGGACTCGAAGTAACAAATGATGCAGTAACTCCATGGTCACGTAATGATTACTCCGTCGAATCCATTCAACGTTATTATCAAGAACGGGGAGAATGGGCAGCCCAAGCTGTACAAGGATATTTCCTTGGTAACAAAACCAAGTTTAAATCCTTTGTCGAAACCAACTTCCCTAAAATTCACGAACTTTTCATGACCATTGCGCAGTCCATCAAATCAATGGTAGGGCGAAAGAAAGGTAACATCACACGTACGGAACGTGATAGTCTTTGGAACAACGGACAAACCGAAGCAAATAAATTCTTCGAAAGTCTCTTCACTTCCTTCACGAAGAAAAACACCGCCGAAGAAATTCCAATTCTTTTGAAGAAGTATGGATTAGATCAACCAGGTTTTGAACTTCACAAAGAAGCCCTCGTTGCTGCAATCACGGCCCACGAAACACTTGGCACCAAGCCTTTAGTTCTCGACATTCTTAATGGATGGGATAAAGATTTTGATCCCGACGGTTTACAATTACTCGATCAACTGGCGTCTGTTAAGCAGGTTAACGAGTCTGGGTTTATCGGGGATGTGGGAGCGGCTCCGCAGGGAATTAACCTGCCAGCAATCCAACGGTTGATGCAGGTTGATCCGGATAAGGTAAGGGGAATTGCTAAGAGTAATTATACTTTGGAAGGATCAAAGCTTTCGACTAAACGTAAAGGTAAACCGGATGGATTATTTTACGGAACCAAGGTGGAGGATGTGATTGAAAATGGCGGAGTTGCAAATGTAAAGGATTTACCAACTTCTGGGCGGAATATTTTAACCATTAAACATAAAGTTTTGGAGAATACTGGCGATGCTTCTAATGCACCTGGGAATGAGTTACTGCATAGTGGTATTGTTAAATTAGATCAAGATTTATATGATTTGATTCAAGGGAAGTCTGGAATGGAACAACCTTTGGATACTGATTTGCTGGTTGCATTACAGCTAAAACGGGACGGGTATGATGTTGTGCATATGGTTGATCCAGTAGATGACACTAGTGTCGTGTCTATGAATCTGCAACACACAACTGAAAAGCAATTGTTTGATGAGTTAGCCAAACGGCTTTCGCCAACGCATAAGGACGATCCAGGTCTTGAAGCTTTTGCAACTAATTTAATTCAAGTTAAACCTAAAGTATCTCCAGTTGTTCAAGCACACTTGGATATGCTTAAAGATTTACCTGCACGTGGAAGTCGTGCGTTGGCTGCGATTGATTCTGCAATTTCGTTGTGGTATGAACAAGTTATAAAGTCTAAACTCGAGTTTAACCAAAAACAAGCTAAGTCCAAAGGAGTTGCCGCTGAACCAATAGAGAAAACAAGTTATCTCGAGACACAAGAGTATTTGTTTAAAGTTAATGAAGTGGTTCAAAAATGGATTGTAGGTAAATTGGATGGTCAAGAAGGCCGGTATATGTGGGATAAGGGTCCTATGCGGGGAAGTGAATTTGGTGTATACACAGGAGAAAAGTATAATGCACGTGAGGCTGTGGAAATTCGGCAACGAGTGTTGCAAGATGAATTTCCAATTCTTTCCTCCGCTATTCGTAAAATTCCACGTAAGGATTCACCGCAGGAAGAATTTGTTCACGTTAATGGACAAGAAAAAGGTGAAGTCTTAAAGTTTGACACACAAGAAGAAGCACAAGAGTATGCTAAAGTGCAGAACGAAGCGGGAAATAAACCCGGCTGGTATCATATTCCAAAGCGGTTAAGTGTAGCTGGAGACAAATCACTTTCTCCAGAAGCACGCAAGGCAATGGTTGATGCACAACGTGTGACACATGAAGAAAAAGGAACCGGGAAGAAGTTTAAATTTAAGGATCCTACAAAGGTTGAGAAGTGGGGAATTATTACTCGAAAGGGTGAAGATCAAATTGGTGCTACGTATTTTGAAGATGAAATGACCAAGATTGGTCAGCATAACCTTTTTGATGAATTGAGCGATGAGCCCGCTGTTTTGGATACTTTCATCACACAAAGAAAAGAACAGCTAGAAAACGAGAAGTTAGTTTCAGTTGAAAACCACGTCGTGTCTTGGACAAAGCAAATGTTTGCTAAACGTCGGAAGTACGAACAAGCCTTCCCGTTAAAGATGGAGCAGGCATTGACTTGGTTGGAAACTTATAACCGAGAATATCCTGAGTTTAATCAACGCTTGACAAGTGAACTTGGAATTAAGTCCAAGAACACAGAAGATGTTTTACTTGGCTTGATGGATTTGTATAATAAAGATCCACAACGCGTTAAGGATTATCTTAAGTTCAGTCCCTATCCTTTGGTTACAACCTGGAAGAATTGGGTTGAAGTTGTGAAGATGCAACTTGCGGCAGATATTCCGGAGAGTATTCAGATGTTCTATGCAGGTGAGGTGCCACAGTTACTGAACGATTCAGGAGTATGGGAACGTGGTTTGGATAAAATTGTCCCGGTTAATGATCCAGAGTTCCACGAAGCCATTCCGATTTTACAACACGCTGATGTGGGTGGTTTGTTACGTAAAAACGCAGTGGGTATTACCTATGCGGGTGCCGCACCAAAAACGCTGATTGGTAAAACCATGTCGTGGATTGAAAAACTTCATACACGTTCGTTTGGAGGAGTTCAAAATATTGCAGAGACTATTAAGGAATTTTTACCTTTAGGTAATATTCTTTGCAAAGAAGGTGCGTTTCAAGACTACCATGGATTCAAGGGTATTCAGTGCCTTCGAGGTTCTGGTGAAATGGGAGTCTTACCAGACGGGACTAAGGGTTGGATTACGGCATTTGGGTCTGAGAAACAATCACCGGATACTTATATGGCTATTAATACCAGCCAGAAGATGAAGCCAATTGCCGAGAGAATCATGCGCATGCAGAACGAGGCTGGGGGCGAAAAGTTTTCGGAAATTCTGGCTAACGTAATAACAAAAGATAAACCGACACCAGATGAAGTCAAAGCTCGGGCAGATTTAGCTATTGAGGCTAATAAACTAATTTCAGATAACTTCGATTTGAATAATCCAAAACACCGCGCGGAGTTGGATCAATTGACAGAGTATCTGGAAAGAACTTACGCTTGTCAACGCGAGTTTGCAAATCTACATTACGAGAGTGAAAAAGAAATACATCTTGCCGTAACGTCAAATGCGTTTTTCCGTGGTGTTGATTTCCGAGGAACTCCAGAGCAAGCCAAAGATCTAGCAATGCAGTATCATTCAATTCCTCGTGGTACACCTGAAACTTCATTAGCACAATTAACTTTGTTGACCAAACCCATAGATGCGGGTGGTTTAGGCTTTGAGGATCAACGGGCTTTATCGTTTCAAGCGAAATGGAATGAAGCAGCAGATGCTATAGAATTAATGCGGCAAAAGATGTTGTCTACACCAGGGTTTGTCTCAGAACAAAGACTCCGGCGTTGGCAAGTTTCCTATGCGCAGAATGGTAAAGTTGCTGGTGAAAAACCTGGAACGGGTTTGCGTGACTTTGATACACAAGAAGAAGCTTGGGCGTTCTGGAAGCAGTTGGAGATTGAAGGTAAAGAAAAGAATAAACCAGGAGTTCGTCGTAACACTGGGCAACAACCACTTGACACGCATTTACGTGATGCCAATATTCGTACTGGATCTGATATTCTAGACGAAGTTGTGACTAAAGTTGTCACGGCCAGACAGGAACTTTTAACGTTCATGTTAGAACCGTTAGTTGAAAACGGGACGTTGAATGAAGATCAAATGCGTAGTTTCCTTAAGACTATGTCAGGTATGTCGGAAGACATTAGTGCGGATTCGGTATCTGGACGCCTGAAAGGAATTCTTGGAAAGCATCGGATACTTAAAGCTGGTCGGGAAGATCTGGACATGGCGTATCAGCAAGAAGAAAGTTTCTGGCGTAGTTCAATCAAATACGCACGGAAGATTACTGATTCATGGTGGGAGTTGCATATTAATGATCAACGGCTCGCAGCATATCCTAAAGAGCGTGATATTTTCATTGCGGAGAAGAACGCAATTAGGTATCCAGATGGTAAAGGACAACGAATTGCAAGTAAAGTCGCGTTTAGTTACTTTATTCTTGGGAATATTTCCTCAGCAATGATTGAAGCTTTACAATGGCCTTTATCGTTGAGTCACATTCTTATTGAGGAAGGTGGCGGCATCATTGAGTCTTTTACAGCACCTTCTCGTTTATTTGCAAAAGCCGGACGAGCAAGTATTAAGCGTGTATTAGCTGGAAGTGATGCTTCTATTTGGTCACCGGAAGAATTTAAGTTAATTCGTTACACGGAAGATTCCGGTAGGCTTGGTGTTCGTCCTTTGAATGATATCTCAACCGACGACACTGCTTCCAAGATTCAAGCATCTCGGATGGCGACTAATCCTGGTGCGACGAATGGATTGTTAAAACCAGCAACTTATGCTGAGGCCGCGTTCAAAAGTCTTAATCACTTTTACGCTTTCTTTAGTCGGGTTAATGCAGAGTTATGCTTGGTTGCTGCACATGAACTTGTAATGAAACGCGACTATAAAGGTCGTAAGTTATCTGAGTTGGAATTACAAGAATCGTATGAGAAAGCAATTCGGATTACCAATAAAGCCAACGGATCTTGGGGTCGCACAAATCGTCCTTGGTGGTTCCAGACTAGAAGTCAAACGGGACGCACGGCCGCTCAACTTGCTTGGAGTTTGCAAGGATTTGCTAGTAACTACGTTGCTAATCACTTGAGATTGCTACGGCATAGTTTTACTGGAAAAGATGCTGGATTGTCTAAGGAAGAGGTTACTCGTTCTCGTAAAGCACTAGCCGTGATGACGACATTACAGGTTGCTGGATTAGGTGTTATGGGACACACCCTAGCTGCTGGCTTATCCAAAGCAATGACGGCCACTTTTGGATTTGATCCAGAAACCGAATTAAAAGATTTCCTTGAGGACAAGACACAGCTTGAACCCGAAGACGCCTTGGCGATGTCCGACCTTGTGTCTTATGGTGCGTTCCACGCATTAGGTGTTCCGGTTGACTTCCAATCCCGTATGGCTGTCTCAGGACTTGGTCCGTTGAATGCCTATGATGGTTGGAATGCTTCAAGCTTTGCTGGACCCGTCATGTCTACGTTAGGTAATCTTGTTGATGGCTGGCAAACAATAGCCAAGGGCGATGGGTCTGCAGCGAGTTATATGCGATTCGGCACGGGCTTGTTACCAACTGGAATACAACGTGCCATTCGTATGGAGATGTTTGATGATGGAAAGGTCTTTAACAAGTCTGGACGTTTCATTATGGACCCAACGGTAGGGGAAAAGGTTGCTGGAGCTTTAGGGTTTGGCTCACCTAGGTATAGTGATTACATGAAAGCAAAGACTAAATCCATCGAAGCAAACGTGCGCGATGGTGTTGATAAGTCTCGTGCTGCTGCAACGATTAGGACTGAGTTGAATTTAGGTAATCGCTTTAGGGCAATCCAAATGTTGAATGAAGAAGCGGCAAGACTAAACACAGATCCTAAGACGTTAGCGGATCAAGTCGCAAAACTGGATCTGGTTCAGACTTTTGGCCCGCAAGACACCATTGGTGCTGGCCCACAAGCACAAAGGGCAGCCCGTCTTTATCCAACAGCACTGCCCAAGGCAACGGAGAACGAAAAGAAAACTCGTCAGTTTAGAACTTTATCACAATTAAATCAACTTCCACAAACATGGCGGCGTCAACTACGACAAGCAGACATGCGTGATACGGCAATGCAAATTGCTCCGCATTTAACTCCATCAGCCACCAGAAACCAATTACAGAATCCGCTGTTCAAATCGACGGTCCTTTCTGTGATGAATTCACAAGGAGCATCTCGCACATCGGTGGGCCTGTCAGGATTTGACGTCGGAGCTTTCCAGTAGTCACAAGGAAGTCAAGTGCTTCGTCAATCTCCTTAGCATTACCGTCATTATACATAAGGGCTAACACTTGCTTCTTGGCCATCTGGCCCGCTGGAGCTTCTTCGATACAGTGAAGGACTTTATGAGCGATGTCTGCACCAATGTTACGGCCAGCACCGGCGAAGATACGTCCAATGTCCGGCTCGACCTGGTCCAGCATTTCAATACCTTTAAGCAAATGAGGAAGATCAATTACATTTTCCATCTCGAACTCAGAGACTACCAGTAACATACACACCTTGATCAGGACAACGTCCTTACTCCGCAGCCAGTTCTTATACACGGCGGAATGAGGCTTGTTCAGTTCAAGGTGTTTTCGTTGATACCAAGCAGAGAAGTAATGTTTAGCTTCGGGTGACATTGAGAACGGTCCACGCCACTTGTGGATCTCAGGGAGCATGGTTAACAACGCAGTCTTTGCATCCTCTTGTGCTTGGTCTAGCTTAGGAAAAGGAATCCCGGTTGCCTTACTTCTCCCGTAGACAAAAATAACTCGGCGTGAAAAGCCACCCGTAATGATGTTTTGTTTCAACATTGAACCCGTTTGTTCCGGTGTCATGCACGCCATCAAAGTAATATACGGCCCGATGATAATGTCCGTCCCTTTGTTTTTTGTCACAACTTCGAAGATTTCCCGGTCGTAGATATCCGTAAGGAACTCAATCATTCCAATGGGATTTCCACCCGCCGACAACATGGTGACTATTTCCGAAGCAAAAATGGACAGATGTGCAAACTCGTGGATCGTATTGTCTATGGTTGTTTGTTTGAGACATGGAGATTTTTCGTTGGATGAGGAAAGTAATAACGTAAGTGCCTCTTTCGTAATTGACGGCGGGCCCAGTGGCGTATCCGTTTTCTGCACAAGATTTCGCGCCGTGTTAAGCGCTGTAGTCTTCTTGTCTCCGGGTTCACCCACAAATACCACATAAGTATTGGGGTAGATTTTGTAATAAGTTTGGTCGAACCATATACGTCTACCAATGATTGCGGATAAAGTTCCAATAGCTGCCCAACGATGAAAGGTGGGACTTGCTTCATTCCCGGAGGCATAGAGTTCATAAGTTTCAATGAAGTTCATAAGTTATTATTGATAAAATCTTCGAGTGCACCTTCGTTTTTGTAACGATGGACAAGTGCTAAAATCTGTTCTTCGTCAAAGGTCATAAGCATAGCCGCAAGTTGCATTGCTTGTTTACGCACCCTATCCATTTTAACTGCGTAAACGCGTGAACAAACTCCACCAACTTGCCAAGGTTTGTCGGTTAACGCGGCCATTTCTGCTTCTAGTTCGCGCGCAAGGTTTATAATATGCGGTGGTGTTTCAAGAAAAGTTTTCATCTACTGATTCTATGGTTGCTTTTAATGGTTGTCCTCCATCTGAGAACATTTCATAATTGACTCGGATTCTAGAACCAATGACAATTCTTGGTTCTTCCCAATAACGGTTTCTCTGTTCAAGGTCAAGACCACCTCCGACGTCGAATTCAACCCCATCATCGCTAATGCAATGGAATCCCCCAAGAAGGTTTTTGAACCCATCTTTTCCTTCATAGACTCCAGTAATTGTAGCAAAAAGGTCAAGGAAATCCTTGCGTTTCTGCAACGACCACCAACGATTGTCTTGATTTCCACAATGCTGAGCGAATCCGTAAGGGGCTTCATACGTTCGATACATGAGTCCTTCATAGCCTTGGTCTTTCCATTGTTTGTAGTAATAATCTGCTTCTAATTGACTTGATACGAGGTGGGTTTCGGCGACGGAGACGTGTTTCCAGTCCTTGTCTTTAATGTAAGCATCGAGTTTTGTAAGGATCTCCACACGCTTATACATAGGTTGTGAAGTCGGCACATCGTAAATTATATATCCAATTTCACATCCTTTATCATGAGGTTTAATCCGTTTAACAGCAATCCGTGAGTTAATTTGCTGAAGAGACATACCGTGCTTGTAGAGTTCTCCGTCTGTAACGAAGTTAAGACTGGTTAAGTGGCTTAACAGATGTTCTACGACGGAGGGTTCCCATAGGATTTCCTCACGCGATTGAAGGGTTTTATGTTCTGGGAGGTAGAGTGCACGGACTCCGTTGTATTTGGGTTGGATGAAGACAGGGTAGGCAAGCTTAGACGGCTTGGTTTTGAATGCGAGCATGGGTTTCATAGTTTGATAGTAGATTTAAATTTCTCCAAGTTTGTCTCCCCAGGAGTTTCCGTACTCTCCTTCAAAAGGAATTGTGATATCCTGTTCGGCGATCCGGATTGTAAAATTAAAATACCCTCGTAGTTTTTGTATGGCCCACTCGACTCGAGACTGTGGAAAGGACCCGTTGAGCGCATCGTGAACTTGATGGTGAGGTTCGATGATAAGGGATCCGTCAGGATTTCGGTTTTCAGGATCTTTCCAGAGATACTGAATGGCACGGTTGGTTGCATAGGTGGTGTTATGTTGAGGTTCGTGTGCATAGGCTTGGCGAAAGGTTTCTGAGGAATTACGACGTCCGTGGAAGATGCGGGTATGGCCGGAGGCTGCGGTTAGGGAACCGTAGGCTTTGATTTGACCCTCGACCCAGTTTTGCCACCACTTGACACCTTTATATCTGGCAAAGTAAAGGTCTTGGAGGGCAGCACACATGGAGGTGGAGACACGGATGGCTTGACCAAGTTGTTTGTAGGAGGATTTAATAATCAACTGTGCCATTTTAGCATGGCCAAGGAAGTAATTACTTCCATGTTGGACTTGCTTGCATGTGAAGTAAAGGGCTTCATGTTCTCCAACACCAATGATCTTACTCTCTTCTTTAAGTTCATTCCGAGATAGTTGAGACACTTCCGCACCGCGGATATGCATAAGGCCAATGACCCGCGCAGGCTTGATACCCGCAAGGTAATCGTTAAGCATAGTGGAGTCTCCCAATTTATTACAATGTGCGGCAACGGTCCATCCGTCCGCACCACTAAGGTCAATTTGGAAAAAGAATCTGGGCTCGGGCGTGTGTTTGGAAATGGAAGGACCAGCAGAAAAAATAGTTCGTAGCTTTTTGGTGACCGTCTGCAGGTTCGCACCATTTCCAGTTGGTGATTTAGACGAGGATAGCCGATTAGTGTCGGTGCCGACAACATTGTAACTGCATCTGACTCGCTTGTCACGGTCAGTTCGAAGTTCCAAGGCGGTGCGGAATTTTTCAAGTTTACGCCATGCCAAGATTTCATGTAGTATAGGGAGGTCTAGTTTTTGTGAGATGTCGAGGATCGCGTCGACGTTCGCGGTGAGACGGGTCTTGTCTATGCCATAGCCAACCTTTTTGGGTGGGTGTTGTTTTGGTAGGCCTAACTCTGTATAGAGTAGGTGGCACATTTGTTTGGGTGAATTGATGTTGACCGCACGACCAAGTCTAGTGTTGATTCGGGTTTGGACTTCGTCCATCTGTGTCATTACACGACCAAGATATTCGGTTGCTTTTTCTTGATCGTAAGCCATGCCGCGAAGTTCCATGTAGAGTAGGATCTTCAACATGTCCATGTTAAACCGGAAGTGGTTTAGTGAGTCGGGTCGGCCGGATAGGATTTGAAAATGTCTCTCGGCGATTTCGTAGGTGACACAGGAGTCTTTACAACAGTAGGAGAAGTGAATTTGCTCATCAGCAACCGTTCGTTCATCTTTGTAATACGGTTCATTAGTGTAGAGTGAGGTGAGGACTCCCAGGTCCTTGGGTAACTCAGGATAGAGTTCAAATGCTGATAGCATGGTGTCCCACCAGATGTTAGCGGTATGAATTTGAAAAAGCCACGCCAAGGCGAATGTGTCATACATAGCGTTCTGGAGGATTTTTTCAATAGCGGAGTTGGCAAAGACTTCACGTAATGTGAGAATAATGCGAGTGGTGTCTCCGACGGAGTGCTTGAGGAAAGGGATAATAAACGCGTCGTAGGGTGAGGTTGCGATAGAAAGACATGTAATTCCTGTAGGAAATCGCTTATCAGCAACTGTTGCTGTTGGGTTTGGAACTCCTCCTTCGATATCAAACGCGATACGAGGCGGTAAATTTTGTAATCTGGCGATGCTTTCATCTGGGGTGAGATTGAGTTCGAAGTTACGTTGCGGGATGGATGCTAGGGAATTGTTACTGGCTTCACGAAGTGCCTTGGCTATGTCGAACTTTAACAATGGCATGTTATCATAGCAACGTGTCATTGTGTCAATGATGTCTAAAGTTGCGAGACATTTGAATCCGTAGAATGGGGAGTTTGGGTCTGCACATTTAAACAGCGATCCCCGATAGTTGGAAAGTTTTTGGCCGTTTTGGGTTGCCGCTCTAAAACAATCATTGCCAAACAGTAACACAAGGTTAGGTTGGAACGAGAGCAAGTCTCTTCGTAATTGGGCAGCAGAAATTTGGGCTTGATCGGAGGAAGGATTGTAGTAGGTTTGTGTGACATATTGGTTAAGGTAACCGAGTAGACAGTGTTGTGGACGAACGTTGTTTTGTTGGAGAATATTGCGAAGGAATAATCCATTGTTTGGATCGTTGAACGGGGTGCCGACCATGGCGTCTTCCTTGGCCGGGGAGGTTAGGATACAGGCCAGACGGAATTGGTTAGAGTGAACTGGGACTTGGTTAAGAACTTGCATTAAAATGGTTCATCTATTGGTTGGGTGTAACGGTTTTTTCTACGATTATTTCCTTTGATTACATTTTCACTATTAGTAATAACATGAATATTGTGTATAGTATAGCCAAGGTTATCATCAACTCTGTCAATGGTAAGTGAATCCCGTGTAAATTTTGGGGACATACGATAAAAATCATTGTCAAAACAGAACTCGATAAATTCTCCATAGTGAAGGTCAAAGTAAAGGCCACGTTTTTTAGCTGAGAGCTTCAATTCGCAGAACATGTAGTATAAAGGATTATTATAACGCCAACGACGCCTAGTGCATTTACTACAACAAGGACGTCGTTTGAGGACACGTGTTTTATTTGGACCACGTTCCCATCTAAGCTCCGCTGGATTTTGACAACCTCGCGTGATGCACATGTGAATGGTTGGATTTTTCTTCTTTAACCATTCCCACTGTTTAGTTACAAAATTCCAGTATAGATTCTTATGTCGCCAATGTCTCATTTGGGTAAGGACGAAACCTTTTCAATCAACATTTCTTTCAGGACAAAAGGAACTTCTTCCCACTCAACTACGTCATAGTGTGTCGAACCACCCTCGAATTTAATCGTGTGGTTTAGATGAATCTCAGGTGCTGCTGATAGGTCCACAAAGAACCGATAGCAGTCACCTAAGTAGACGAAGTTAACGGGGGAGAGCGGCATTAGGGTGGAAGTTGTGTTGCAGCAAAGACAGAGTCTTGTTGGCTCATGGCGCGGATGGATTGATGGCGTTCTGCGAAAGAAATTTACGCGCCTTGTGCCTCAATCGGTGGGCATCGTCTTGATCGTATTCAGGCATTTCAGCGATTTCACGAAGCTGCTCCGTGAAGTCAGCCATCACTTCCGCGCAGACGGCAGCCATGAGACGACCGTTAGGCGTTTCGGGGTCGTATACCTTGGTGTCTGGTCGCGTCTCGTATCCGAATTGCGGGGCTAGTCGCTCGTAGGTGTCGTGGAATCGCCGCGCCAACGAAGACGCAGAACAAGGCATCGCATCCGACGCCGGGGGAGTTGGTTCTTTGGTAGTTGAGTTCATAGCGGTGCGAATGGATTGTTGGCGTTCTTAAACAAACTGTGCTTGACCGTTGCATATTTCGTTCAACTTCTTCTTGATCGCGTTAAGCCCTTTATAGAAGTGGTCGGGATCAAGCTCAATTCCCATCGGCGTAAGTCCCAAGTCAATTGCGGCACGGATGGACGACATTTGTCCGCAGTAAGGATCCAATACAACTTGCCCTTTATACGCAATAGCCTCGTAGATAAAGCGCCATACGATAGCCGGTTTGGCAAACGGATTGTCATACAATTTTCGTTCGGCAGTCGAATCTCCGATGACAACACAGGATGACTGGGGCTTGTTAAGCACAGCTCCGCCCTTACGTAAGACCATAGCGAATTCGACATTTTTAGTGTAGTTTTTAGTCGCCGCATTATTACGGCATGGATGTAGTTTGTGCCACACGAGTGGCCATCTTTGTGGTTTGAAACCCACTTGCTTTGCCCAGTTGTGCAACTTTTCGTGGTGTTCGAGATCATACCAAAACACACAAAAACCGTTTGGTTTGAGCAAACGGAATGCGTTTTCTAGAAACGGAAGCATCATCGAAACGTTTTGTTCTGCTTGATGAGTTTCGACAACGGTGTCAAGGTTCTTGATCGTGTCGAGGTTGTCCATATCGATTCCGTAAGGGATATCGGTAATGACATGATCGACAGATTCCGGATTAAACTGTGGCATTATTTCTAAGCAGTCTCCAATGAAGTAGAGTTTGGAAAGCTCAAAGACCTTAGTCTCAAGGATCTGTGTTTCCGAAGGTGTGGCGAAGTCGGAAAGATTCAACACGTTCGGGTCGTTTGGTTCGATGACCTGCGGCTTGTCCATGAGATCATTGAAGATATCGTTCACGTTGATTGTGCCAACGAAACCAGAGCCGACAACTTTTGTCGCGGCACCGGTGAAACCTTCTTTCAATCTCACGGCTTCATTCTCACGGCGCTTGAGAAGAATCTCATACGCGATGCGAAGTGATGGTGCATCACAAATCTCTTGATCACCAGCGATTAGGAACGTGCGAATCTGATACGCATGAGAGACTGAAGCATTGGACACTCCAAGCAACGCACCGGTGTCCCTCATGCCCCACGTCTTATGTGTCTCATTAGCTTCCGCGACTTTTAGTTCGTGCCCACGGGCGATGAGGAACACGCGTTCCTTCCAGTTCATATCCAACCGGCGGAAGTTTTCCTCGCCTTCCATCTCAACAATCTGTGAGATTGGAAGATCTTCGAATGAGATTACTGGAAGCCAGTCATTACCTGACATGATCATTGCCGCAGTGCGACGTCCGCCTGCTATCAAGATGTAATCCTTATCACCGCGTTTAGAAACAGTGGGAGGGTGAATCAAGCCAGTAGTAGCAATGCTCTCGGCCAGGTCTTTAAGATCGCCGTAGTCTTGACGACTACGATCTTTAACATCGAGCCACGATTTATGAATCAAGATGGCTTGTTCAGGATAAATAAACGACGGCGGTGTTGGTGTGTCTGTTATCATATATGGAATCCAAGGTTGAAGGTTAAAATTGTGAAACACTTTTTATTTTGAGAGAGATCGAAAGCAGCAGTTGCACGGGTAGTTTCAACACCGTGGTGTTCCGCAAGTTTAAGCAAGGGTCTAACTGGCATCTGCCGCAGCAGTCCGTAGAGTTCTTCACTTGTTAAGTCCTTAACGCGAACGGTAAATTGTTTAGCCATGAGAAAGTAAGCGAGGGCCGGTTTGACCCGACCCCCGCCGAATGTTTGGATTACTGGGGAACCGCGGTCAGACGGGAGATGTTGTTTTGCAACCCGTAGTCTGGATCATCCTTCACTTTAATACGTGCCGCCACTTGACGATTGATGTAGGTAGAGGGTAGGAACGGACCACGCGAACCCTTCTTCGAGCCAGTCACCGCGTCTTGCAACGTGGCGAGATTCTCTTGGAAGTCCCGTGCGTCCGGCTTGGACGGGTTGTTTTGCAACGGCATGTACTGGCGAAGCTGGAAACCAGCCTTGATATCCAGTTCTTTGCCTTCGGCTTGTCCCTTGAGGGACGTCGCGTCACTCGCGGTCTTGAAGATCACCAGCAAGTTGTTGCCGGTTTTCTCCTTGTTCTCGACGACCTCGATCTTGTCGACGGTAACGACATACAGTCCTTCAACCAAAACTGGCATCGAATTGTCGACGTCATTCAGGTTTATGTTCAGACCCAGAGGGTCCATTTCATTCATTTGGTCAGTGTCCATGTTATATGGTATTGTTGTTTTGTTGTTGTTTTGTCTGTTCTCGGATGGAGTCTGTTAAGCTAGTTAACGAGTTAAGTTATTTAACGAGACTCATAAAGTAGGGAAGTTACTCATAGAAGTTACCGCTGGTCCACGCTCGTTAGG